ACTACTTCTGTTGCTTGTGGCTTGCTGCCTATAAATCTGTTATACCATGCCATTAGTCATAGATTGAATTAGTTTGTATCCCTGCCACTACCATGCGGCCCTCCTCTATCATAGTCAATCCTGTAGGATCAACTGTTGGAGTAGGACTCTCATAAACTTTATATCTGTATTGTCCCTTAATAAAGTCTATATCAGTAGGCTCATCGATAGTAAATAGGTTATATCTTGAAGGCCATGAGGAACTATCAACTCCCTGCCAATAGATAGGGTTAGCTGTAGTGTCAAACTCATCCTCAAATTCAAATAAATAATAAGGATTAGAGATTGTTGTAACCTCTGTAAGTGTCAACACAAAGGTGTTAACAGTATCCTTCTCAAGATATATCATACCTATATTGTATCTCAAAGAAATAATTATTAAAAAAGCCCCACCGAAGTGAGGCTCTTAGTTTATAATCTATGGCAAGATTAAAGGAGTCCGGCAATAATAGCAGGGTCAACCTCATAAGCCAAAGTAGGGTTTTCCGCTACCAAAGTAACGCTGTACTTACTACCATCTGCACGAGTTGTACCTGAGCCTTCACCTGTTGCAGATAACTGCAAGTAAGGGAAGTACCAATATTTCCCATTAGCATCCTGTACAATACCTGCTAAGTATTGTTGGCCTGCTCCTAATATGTTAATAGCTTTTGACTTGTCCTGGTCTCTTCTGTGGAACATCAAGTTGATAGTTGCAGTTACATAGGTAGAGCCATTGATTAAGTCAATAGCTGAGTCCTCAGTGTATGAGGATACGTTTCTTCTGAACTCCAAGTCAATGAATGCATCACCTCCACCTATTAAAGGTAAAGAGTCAATAGTCCAATCATTTGGTGCAGCATCTAATGTAATATTAGCCTCATCAACTTGATCTTGTCTATTAACTAAAAAACGGTAGATACCTCCAGAGTTGTTGTCGCAGCTTTTTAAAATTGTTTCTAAAGTTACACAGCTCATTTTAGTTTTTTTTTAATGTTTTAAAATAGGGGGCATTTCTACCCCCGTTATATATAAGGGAGAGATTAGTCAAAACATACGTTATACAACACAATCTCTGAAGGGTTAACATAATGGAATCCTACTTTCATGTTAGCACGAGTTCTTAAATAAGGCTCAGCAACTGAATCAGATAAGTTAACAGCTTTCAATGCTTTGTCATCACCCTCTGCATCAAATGCATAGATAAGGTTATTTCTCAAAGTCAACAAGATAGTGTTATCTGGCATACCTTCACAAACAACTACATTGATCCCTAAGAATGTTAAACCTAATGGAGTAGTAACATAAGTCAAAGTGTTACCTTGTGCAGCAGCAAGCTCATAAGCATTAGCTACATTAGTAGACACATAAAATCTTAACTCTGTTTTTCTTCTGCTAATAGTTGAAGGAGCAAGAGCAAGTACAGCACTCAATTGGTCAAGTACATTTGTTGTATCAATAGCACCTGCATACAATCCATTCACTGCCTCATCTCCACAAAGTCCTTTTAAGTATCCATTACACAAAGACAATAAATCATCCTCAGATGTTGTATCACCTTGCCATCTCAACAACTCGATATCTTGACCGATAGTCAATGCCATTTCATTCCAATAGTATGACATAAAAGATGCAACAGTGAAATCACCATTAGATCCTTTTGCCATTTGCAATGCTAAGAATGATTGCTCTAAGTCAAACTGACATAATTGAGCCATAGCTGACAAAGGACATACATCAATATCCACTGCATCTAATGAATCATTAGGAGCAGAGAAGTTACAAGTAGATGCTTGTAAGATGTTACCAAAAGTTACATTAGCAAGTTTTGTCTTTGACTTAATGCCCGGTAAAGAGCGAAAGTTAGATGCAATATCCTCTGATTGAAGATATGCTTTTGAGTAGAACTCCTCAGGGTTGGCACACAATAATGCGTTAGTCTCAACCTCTAAATTAAATTTTAAATTGCGGTTCATTTTATTTGGTTTTTGAAAATTTTACAAATTCTTTAAATAGCTCTCTTGAGCTCAACTTTTGGTTCTTAGCCTCAACCTCAATCTCCTCATCTCTTGGAGCTAAGTACTCCTCCATTTGGTTCTTAAGGTCAGCTATGATAGCAAGTAGTTGATTAACTTGCTCCTCAATCACAGGTGATACTATTGCAAGTACAGCCTCAGCATCAGTAGTAACATCAACTGCCATCTCAACATCCTCAGCGGCAGCATCTGCCTCCTCCTCTTGTACATCCTCAGCAGCCTCATCAACTGTAGTCTCAGCTTCCTCCTCAACAGCTGGCTCCTCTGCCATTTGTTCTTCTGCCATTTCAGCAGGTGCATCCTTAATCTCGATAACTTCTCCATCTTTTACGACATAGATTTTATCCTCGATCAGATGTTCTCCATCAGGTAACTTCATTGTATTTAGTTTTAATAATTCCGATAGTTTAAGTCCTAAGAATCCCTCAATAGAGTAACCTACTTGACCTGACTCAACAAGGCTATCATAGTACTCCTTATCAGTTACTTGGCTTGTTAGCATCAATGTGCCCTTAGGTACTTCAATACCATAGGTAGTGAATGCTTTATCCTTTTTAGGGTTCTCAACTATCCAAGCCTCAAGGATGTAAGCAGGGACTTTCTCCTCTGCCTCATGCTCTAAGTTAAAGATATCTTTGTTCTGTAGGTTCTGCATGAACTTAGCATGAATAGACTCAATGACCTCCTCTGTGAATAGCACATCATACTCAGTGCCATCCTCATCTCTACGATATATTGACATTGGTATCATAGCAGGTGCTACAATTCTCATCTTAATGTCATCACTGAATGTCATTGGAGTAGCTTGATTAAATGCCATACCCTTTACCTTAATAGCAGGCTTGGCAGTGAAGGCAATCATCTCAATACCTAAGTCCTCTCCATCAGAGTACTCAGGGTCAATAGTTATCTTATAGACAGGTCTATCCATACCTATATTGTAAATAGTGTTATATTTGTTAAAAATTAAAATCTATGGTAAAAATTTTAGACAAAGAAATTCCTAATCAATTGAAGGAGTTAACAGTGCAACAGTTTGAGGATATCACATCTATCCATGCACAACAGGACTTAGATGCTATTGAGAAACATCTTAAAGTATTTGAATTGTTTGGTATTACTGAGAATGACTTTGAGCATACCACCATTGAACAGTTCAAAACTTATGTCAAGGATTTTAACAACATCAAAGGTAAGCCAGAGCTACAGTCAACTATTGAGCTTGATGGATACAAGTACACAGCATTTGAAGGTGAGGAGTTCAAGTTATCAGTGAGAGACACTAAGCACATTGAGAAGGTCATGAACTCAAGGCATAAAGGATACATCTCTGAGATGTTAGGTATCTTATTCAAGAGAGATGATCTAAGCAAGGCAGAACACTATGATACTACTCACATCAAGCATAAGGCAAAGATGATAAGAGAACTCAAGGCAGAGTTAGCAGTGCCTTACTTAGTAGAAATTGGACAAAAACTGTCCAAAGAAATCAAGAAAAATGAAGCTCCCGAAATCGTGGAGTGAGATTGATGTCCTGCAGTTCAAAGAGATAAGAGAGTTATATTCTATTGAGGAGGTATTTGCCAGAGAGATAGAGATACTCTCAGCTCTTGCAGGAGTGAGCTCAGATGAACTTGAGGACTTAGATGTAAGTGAGGTAAGTGCCATGCTCAATGATATTACATTCATTAACTCTGAGCCATCTAAAAACTACAAGAGAGATATTGATCAGTGGAAGTTTAAGCCACTATCTAAGCTGACATGTGGGGAGTTCATTGACTTAGAATATTTCTTTGCTAATGACTACATCAAGCATATTTGTCATATAGCCTCTATCCTATACCGGCAACATACCACTAATGAGTGGGGTCAGTTGAGCTTTGAGCCTTATGAGTTTAATCCATTTGAGAGATATGACTTGTTTGATGAGTACTGTATCAATGACATCTATGGTATCATACCTGAGTACCTATTATTCAGACAGGATTTCATGGATAAGTATCACTTACTTTTTAATGAAGAGGATGGAGATGAGGAGGATGATAATAAACCAATGACCTCTGATGAGTCTAAGGCACAAGCTGAGCAAAAGTCTGCTGTAAAATGGGGATGGGAGAGACTACTCTACTCTCTTTGTAATGAGGACTTGACTAAGTTTAAGCAAGTAACTGACCTGCCTCTTATCCTTACCTTTAATATGCTGTCAATGAAAAAAGAGCTTAATCTGTAAAATCTAATTTTCCAATAAAGTCTCCTCCAATAGGTTCAAATGTGTAGATAATAGATTTCTTTTCACCAAGTATCTGAGCCACTTGCAAAATAGGATAACGCTGTGTCATCCACTCAGTATATTGAGAATAGATTTCTGTAGTAATACCCTCTGCATCTAACCTATCACTAAGCTGAGCACAGAACTCATAAGGGGGTATCACTCCACCATTCCATAGATTAGCTCCATTATTAAGAAAACCAAAATAGTACATAGCAATAATCTGTATCTCAAGTTCACCTAATGCAGGGATTTTAGCATTGATACGCACAGAGTCATACAAAGCACCTGTATCAATAGCTCCTGCCTGAGAGATTAACTGCTGCAGAATGCGTTGTATCTTTCTCCTTGTAGGATACTTGACATTGAATATACCATTATTTGCGTAGCGTGCCATTATGGTATTGGTATGATTGTATTTGATGTTGCACTTGCACTACCTGCTCCATTGGTTGCTGTTACTTGACATGTAATTGATTGACTTACATCTGCAGTAACAAGTGTGTATGTTGAGTTTGTAGCACTACCAATATCTGAGCCATTACGCTTCCATTGATATGCAAAGGTTATAGTAGGTGTTCCTTTCCATGTACCTGTTTGACAAGTTACTGTTTGACCTTCCTGTGCTGTTCCTGTTATTTTAGGGGCAGCAGTGTTGACAGGAGGAACTCCTCCACTTACTTCCCAAGCTGTGCGTAAAAAAACGCTGTTACCATAGCCAATCATTATGCAAGTATTAGCAATGCACTTCCAGATAATAACTTAAGTCCACTGAATTGTTGAGCCGCTGTAGCTCTGATGATAGTACCTGCTTTCACAGCTGTTGCCGGTGCAGCAATATAAGTTGACTTAACATCTACACCTGCTATCTTGATTGAGCTGAATAAAGTATCCTCAAGTACTACAATAGCATTGACATTTACAGTTTTCTCTGTTGTATTGTTAAGTACAAAAGTTCCTTTCTTAGCTATTAAGATTTCATTATCTGTTGCCATTTTTAATATGTTTTATTTAAAGTGAATATTTCCGAGTATATTGAGTC